GCATACCAAATGTGCCAATAAACTCTGCTACTGGTCCGTTTAGTTTAGCCTGTACGATAACACTGCGGTCTTCTGCTAATGCTTCAATATTGGTTTCTGAATCTGTGCCTGATATTTTAACTAGGTCAATAATGCCCAAGCCGTATGTGTTTTTAACGATGTCTAATAGATGGTCTCTCATTTAATTCTCCTTTGATAATACATTGTATATGGTTTATTTAGATCTTGCAAGCGATTTGATAAATTTATTTTGATACTATTTGTGCCAATGCCTGATGCGCTTTTGATGTTGTTAGTGTTCCGGGTTTTTTAATTTCCACCCAACTAACATGTGTATTAAATGCATCATTGGTTTCATCATCATGTAATGCAGTAATTTCATACCCAATTTCATTCAATAATTTAGTCAACCATCTAGCACTAGTATAACTACTTGCACGACATTCTGCTCGACGAGCAGACCCTTCGTAATCACAATTATTATAACTGAATATAAAACTTCCCCCTGGACGTAATAATTTCCAAACTTCCTTAATATATTTTTCAATCTTGTCTAGGCTAAGATAGTTGAAATTATCCCAACACAACACAAATCCAAATTGTGCCTGCGGTAACACTGAAAAATCTCTGTCATCAATCTCATAAAGCCTTAGTCTATTTTGATATAATTCTGGATATTCTTTAATCATATCTTTGACCATGGCAATATTACTATGTGTTAGATATAGGGGATCGCTAGCCACCAATGGATCTATCCATTTTTTACTTCTTGGATTAATTTGCAGTGCAGGATAATGCCAATCACTATATTGTGTTATCTTAGACACTACCCAATTTTCTATTTCAAGTGTTAGATATGCTGTTTGCGAGATATTTTCTTCTCTGAATTTTTCTTGGTAAGCATCGTCGTCAAATAATTCTGACGCATAATGATCAATATCTTGATTAATTATATCGACAGTGGCATTAAGCCTACTAATTATTTTTTCATTTTCTATCACTAATCTATCAAAATCATCTTTAAAATTTTCTATTAGATTTATGTCGTCAACCGTTTTATTTTGGTCAATAATTGAATTTAATATTTGAATTTTACCTTGTATATCAGAAGCCAGACTGAGAGTATCCATCTTATCAAGTAAGATATTCCTTAATTTAACTAGATCATGTAATTTTTCCATTATTCAAAACTAAACAAATTATCAAATGTTGTAGCAATCTGTGTGTTCTCAGCAATTTGCCATTTCAACACACCTAGTAAGTTCTCTACCTTCTGATCTACGATACCAGTTTCCATACTAGCATCATCAAACGGTAACTCTTTAAACCACGCAGGAATATGAGTTTCATCTGTGGGATAACCAACACTGCTATAACCCAAAGGATTTTCTTTTAACTTACATACTACTGTTTTCATACCATCAACGATCGTCATACTGTATTGGTCACCCATCATGCGTTTCAAGTTGTTCCAATTCATAGCCGCTCGCACATGACCTGGCATGTTGGCTTTGCCCAATCGTTCTTCTTCTTTAGTGTATTTGGTTAGGTTGTTAACACGCTTAGGTGTGCCTTTCTCCCAAGCAGGACGCTCTGTAAACAATAATTTAAAGTCACGTACCTTAGCGATAATAGCATCACGATCGGCACCAGTTAATACAGATAATAAGACGTCACTTAAGAAATCTTGAATAACTTTTGGCGTATCTGATCTCTTTAAGTCTAAGCCCATGGCTTTTACTTTACCTGGTGTGCCGTGACTATCTAAACGATGGCCTTCCATGTCATAGATTAGGATAGCATAGCGTTTCTTTTTAATAAACAGGCCTTTGAGTGATACACTTTCTCGCCCACCCTTGATCAATTCACCTTGGCGTCGCGGAGTATGGAAAGCCCGTTCACAGAATGCTGGAAAACTCTCATTGACCTGATCAGCGATGCTGTCATATAAGCCCACAGCAATATCTTTGTTCCATTCCATCTTACCTGCTAGAACGTCTGCCTTGACCATTGGATAAGCACTAAAGTAACACGAGTCTGTATCACCGTAGATAATTGCTTCGCCGGTATGATCATACACACCAGTGATACATTCATTAATATAAGCATCCATATGTCGGGCGATAGTCCTGCCAGTTAATGTAGTTGACTGCCCAATGCGCTTGTCAAAGAAACGACAGCCTGGATTTAAGATAGCACCATATAAGGAGTTTAAGTTAATCTTTTTAACCAGTTGACGTTTGTCCCAAAACGCTGTGTCTTCATCAGAGACAGCCTCTTTCTTCTTGGCCTGCATGTCTTGTCGTTCAGCATACCAACGCTCTAATAATCCTGGTATAACACCTTTACGTTCATTGTTGAAGATGGTACCATTGGCACTGAGTATCCAAGGTTTGTTACTGTCAAAGATTAACCGCCAACAATCAGCAGCACTTAGGACATCACTGGTACCGTTAGCCCAGTCGATCGTAATTTCAGTGCCAATTTCACCATTCATGACAGCAGTATATTCTAAACTGCCAAACAAACCTTCCCATGCGTCAGCAAAACTACTACCCGCTGTTTGTTTCTCTTTGATATAATGTTCAGTCATTGTTTGACGCAATTGACCTACGATAGTCTCTGGACCCATGTTCAGCGCACGAATAGCACTTGGATATAGTGAGTTAATGTCAATAGCACCAATATAGTCATGCATACCTGCTTTAGGAGTCGCCACATACGCACCTGCCGCTTGAGTATCAAACTGCTCATCACGGTTACGATTTGGCACAACCATGCCAAGTTGATGTGCTTCATTGATGATAGCCTGTTCAGTAACTGCTACTGCACCCATGGTAGTTTGTAGTAGCACAGTGTTATCATGCGCCAACTCATTGGCCAGATCTAAGAAGCGTAGTTTTGTATCTAGTTTGTGTAACAGTGCAGTGTCTTGACGATTGTATTCGATAAACTTAGCAAAGTCTTTGTTATATAATTGATCTAAGGTACCTTCGTACTGTGTTTTGCTTTCACCTAGTTCATATTCTGAGATAGCATCCAAACTATAACTGTGACGTTCTTCATAGGTATATTTGCGATAAAGTTGCATATAGTCCATATGCACCCGACCAATCAAGTCAAAAGTCATATTACTAGCACCAAAGCGTTCAAATTCACGTTGTTTAGGAAACTGTCCCCATAGACAGAATCTACGTGTGTCGTCTTTGCTTAGGACACGATTGGTACGCTGTACCATGTAAGGAATATCAAACCCTTCTGAGTTCCACCCTGATAATATATCAGCATCATCGATCAAGTCTAAGAATGTTTTGAGCAAGTCTTCTTCACGTTCCATCAAAAAACAGTTGTCGTAGTTCTTAGCGATCTCTTCAGCAGTTTCCCAGCTCATTGACTTAGGTGGAATAACCATGGTAACTAGTTTGTCTAACCAATCTAGATATACTGATACCGCAGTAATAGGATTAAATGGATCTTCTGGACGACTGAAACCTCTGACAGGGTCAAAATCAACTTCAATGTCAAAGAACGCTGTTTGTAATTTTGGGGATTTTTGTCCTAGATAGTTATCTTCTAGACAACGGAATACAGGATTAATGTCACTTTCCCAGATGCGTTTACCTGAATTGATTTTAACTTCTTTGTGAAACTCTTTACCTATGCGTGTGCTGAAACGTGACACTGGTGTGTCATAGATAGTGCGAAACTTACCACGAGGATCATCGTAGTAAAATGTATAGTTGGCGGGATATTCTTTATATTCTCTTTGTCCATTTACACGTTCAACGATGTAAATGCGATCTTTTGTTCTATCGAACAATGCGTCTACGTAACTCATCTTTTTCCTTTTTGTGCGACTTCTAGCTCACACACACTCTTCATGCCCGGGTGGGCGTTTTATTAATTATACAGCAATCTACCATAGCCCACAAGATCAACTAAGAAAATAGTTAGGCTGGTCATAAACAATCCAAAACTTCCTCTGCTTAATGCTGAGTACATGCTAATAGCCAAACAGCAAAAGAACAAAGGATATACAACTAAGAATGGCACATTAGGTACAGTAACAGCGAACGTAACTACTACAATGATGTTTAGAAACCAATTAAAGACTTCTAAACATAACCTGACAGGATGACTGTACCAATCCTTTTTTATAAAGTCTACAGTCTTGTGCCAATCGATCAAACCGTGCGACCAACTGTTTCAAGAATGTCAGTAACTGTTTCGTGATCAGCATTAGTTTCAGTTAATTTTGATTTTTGAGCAATCTTAATCGCTTTTTTGAGCAAACTAGGTTTGATTTCTAATTCTTCTGCTACTGCTTTTACGGTATCATTCAATCCTGCGCTCAAATCTTCAACTTCTTGTAATACAGCAATACCTTCGTTAATTAACTGAGTTAATTTAGCTTTTTGCTCGCCTGAAAACATTTTTGACATGTCAATTTTCCTTGATTTAAAATTATATTATACTTGAAGTATTTAACCGTGTCTATGAGTTTGGCTAATTTATTCTACACTTGCGTAGTATTTTAGTAGCAGTCTGGAATTGATAAGCTAGATCATCGTATAGATCTTCTGGTGGGCGTTCAGCATAGGCTCTTGACACATAAGCCATTTGTCCCATATCAGCATAATAAATTTCAGTAGGCCAACGGTATTTACCCCATTCCATGCTGTTGATTAACAAGCACTCGTCACCTACATTTTTGAGTAATTCTTTTTTAGCTTTTATGGGAAGATTGACACTGCTGAGTAGCTTAACACCTACAGGCACTGTGTTAACATTTGGTTTATCTAGATAGTGTGCGAATAAGTGTACCAGATATGCTTCTACTTCGTGTGCCAAATTTATTGTAAGCTCGCATTCTGCTCTGCGAACTAGTTCATAGGATTCTTTAACGTAGAAGTCCCAGTTATTCATTGCTTATCAACAGTTCCAGCGACGTCTTGCCTTACAGATCGCTTTGTCTGGAGTTTTAGCACAGCTGATATTGTGCATTTTCATCTGACCTCGACTACGTGAACAATAACTCTTGCGACGCTTGCTGGCTTTGCTACCTCTCTTAAGTTTACTTGGTTTAGTAGTTACAGCAGTTTTTAGTTTGCTACCTGGATGTTCACGACGATAAGCAGCAACGGCTTTCTTACTCATTCCATCTGTGCGATCTTTCTTATTAGTTTTTTGCCAATCTTCCATAACAGTGTCTTGAGTCACTGCAAACACATACAGTTCATCCTCAGTCAAAGATTCTAAATCTTCCCATATGACTTCGGCATCTACTTGATTTAGTTCTGCTAGATAGTTGATATTGGTCTCAATGAGATCAAATTCTTCATACAATTCTAAATTTTCTGTTATAATTTCATTAATTTTCATTTGGTAACTGGTCCTCCTTCGACCCAAGCGTCACAGGTGCGTTTACTCGCACATTTAAATTTAAGGAACTTGCAGTAGCCTAGATCACCGGCATCAATAGTGTCCATGGGATTTGATCCTGGTTCTGAGCCTATACCTTTGGCTATACAATCTAGCATGTCTTCTGATATGTCAAATGCCGCGCAGTTGCCACAGCGGTTTTGTTTGACTGATTCTATGTCACTAGTATTCCACTTGTCTGCTAGTTCTTGCCAATATTCATCATTGGGTTCATTAGGATTAAGCGGGCCATAGTGATATTCATCTATGGCTTTCTGTCTATTTTTTAGATTAAGTGTGATATCCTGTGTAGCTGGTGGACAACCTTGTTCTAATGCTTCTATGATAGTTATCAAATCTCTCATTTTTTCTTCCCTCTACGCATATTTATCTGCCAACGTGCTAGTTGTCCTTTGCGTCCTGGTGCCTTAGCCGCTTTTTCTAACTGTGCCATAGTAGCACCTTTGGGTATGCCGTGGCGTTTTGAATCGCCTTTGTCCTGAGGATTACGCCCATCTGCAAAATTCTCCGCTACGCTTTCTTTGGTTTTTTTAACACTGTTGATATAAGCACGATACACTGCTGCGGCACTAGCCTTACCAGCGGCACGAGCACGTTGTTCCATGGCTACAGCGGCCTGCACCTTGTGCGCATGACTGCGTCCACTGTTTCTAATTTTACTAACACTGGCACGGGCATCTTCTTCAGTGGCGAATTTTAAACCATGTATAGTACCTTTGGGATCCTCATCAGTATATAAGTCACTGTGTTTTTTACTTTTTGCGGGTTGTCCTGCTTTTCTTGCTACTCGACCTGCCTCCTCTATATCTTCCTTAGTGTTTTTTACACAGTTGGGATAGGTCTTGCCAAACATTTTTTTGTTGCCTTCTTTGTGATAGCCTTTCCAACAGGCTTCCTCAAGTTCAGCTGGGATCACGCTTTCATTTTTCTTACGACCAGCACAGTGTGCCCGTTGGCTGAATCCTTTAGGATTAGAGCAGTTGATACTCTTTTTGTATTTTTTGCTCCATTTCTCAAGCATGATGGGTTTAAGTTCCATATACTGAGGAAATTGCTGATTAAACTCACGCATGATCACACCAGCTTCTGCGTTGGCTTGATCTTCTTCGGGACTACCTGTAGCTCCACTGTCAGCACCTAATTCATCACGTTGCCCTTGAGCATAGTGCACCATTTCGTGTGCTAAAGTACGTAAGATATCATTTGGGTGGCGATTTTTAA